AAACTTGACCCGTCGCTTAAAGGCGTGATTGACTCTGAGTCAACATTGGGCGATATCACTGACGCGTTGTCGGTGTCGTTTGGTGGCGCGGCAGATGTCGCAGCGAAGTCATATGAAGGTCGCATGAAGTCAATGAAAATTGCGATGGACGAAACCAAAGAATCAATCGGTGCGGCGCTGTTGCCAGCGTTGCAAAAATTGTTAGAAATTCTGCAACCAGTCGCAAAATGGGCACAAGAAAACACAAAACTGTTTCTTATTATCACTGGTGTTGTGGGCGGTTTCGCGGCGGCGATCATTGTCGCAAACACTGCAATCAAACTATTTGCAATCGCTACACAAGTCGCGTCAGCAGCGCAAGCGGTGTTCAATTTTGTGATGTCAGCCAATCCAATCGGCATTGTGATCATCGCAGTGGCGGCGTTCGTTGCGGCGCTCGTCATATTAGAAAAGAAATTTGGCATTGTCAGCAAAGGATTTGAACTGTTCAGTGACGGTTTCTACAGGTTCATCATCAATCCGATTAAACAGGCAATTAATTTTATTGCCGATCTGATTCGTGCGATAGGCAAAATTCCTGGTGTTAAAGGCATCGGTAATTTCTTGGGCGGTATCGACATTCCAGGTTTCGCTGATGGTGGCATTGTGACGCGACCTACTTTGGCGATGGTCGGCGAGAAAGGTCCTGAGGCGATTGTGCCGTTGGGTCGTGGTGGCGGTGTTGGTGGCGTAACAGTGAATGTGACTGGCGGTTTGTCGACTAGCGCCGAGATCGGTCAAGCGGTCGTGAACGCGATACGGGCATACAACAGGTCAGCAGGGCCAGCACAAATACAGGTTGCATAATGGCTGGCACAGCAATCGTTGGTGCTGGCAATTACACGCTAGAAATTGACACAGGTTTCATTCAGGACGCGTTCATTCTTGATGACGCGGTGCAGGGTGTGTTGAATAACACGCAGTATGTGCTTGACGGTACAACAAACTTTGCCGATGTGACGACAGGTATTAACGCGATCAATGTGAAGCGTGGTCGACGCGATCAAGGCGACCAGTTCAGCGCTGGCACAATGTCGTTCAACATGCTTGACACAGACGGACTGTTTAATCCATTTGACACTTTGTCACCGTATTACGACGCTGCAACGGCGCAGCCTGGTTTAGCGCCAATGCGCAAAGTACGCCTAGCACGCTACTCAAATATCAATGTCAAAGAATATTTGTTCAACGGTTACATCGTGAACTATGACTACAACTTCGCGTTGGGTGGTCTTGACACGGTGACGGTTTATTGTGCAGACGATTTCTATTTGCTGGCACAAACCTATATGGCAGAATTTAATGTCAGCGAGGAATTAACGAGCGTTCGATTGACAGCGGTTCTAGATTTGCCCGAAGTTGACTTCCCGGTCGGGCAACGCAACATCAGCACCGGCACACAAACATTGGGTGGCGCGTCAGCGTTCACCGTTGACGAAGGCACTAACACGCTCGAATACTGCAACCAAATTAACACCGCCGAGCAGGGTCGACTGTTCATGGCGCGTGACGGCGATCTGACATTCCAGCCGCGTATCGGCAACACACTCAGTCAGCCAATAGCAGACTTCCATGATGACGGCACAAACATACCGTACGACGAAGTAGGCATCACATTTGAGGCAGATCAGGTTGTGAACCGTGCAGCGGTCGCAATTAAAGGTGGCACACAAGAAGTCGCAGACGACGCAGCCAGCCAAGCAAAATATTTCATACAAACGCAAAGCATCACCGATTCGCTACTGCATAACGACACAGCGGCGCTGGCGCTCGCAAACTATCTACTTGAACCTGAGCCTGAGGCACGCTACACGGCAGTAGGCACAAACCTAAACAAATTGACTACAGCGCAACGCGACGCAGTAGCGGTCATTGACATTGGCGACACGATCACCATTGAGAAAACATTTGCCAGCGGTGCCGGCACGACCGAATTGGCACAGGAACTATCAGTCGAAGGTGTCGAGCATACGATCACGGTTAGCGGCGGCCATAGCGTCATGTATTTCACCGCACCGACCACAATCGTCTACGAATTAATACTTGACGACGCCGTCTATGGCATCATCGACTCAACCAATGTTTTAGGATAAAGTGAGGTAACTATGGCAACACGACAAAGTTTTACGGCATCACAAGTTTTGACGGCAGCCGAGCAAAACGCGCTTGCAACAGCAATGATTGCTATCAACGCACAAACGGGTGTGACCTACACAACCGTGTTGGCTGATGACGGCAAACTTGTGACTTGCGATAATGCGTCAGCGATTGCGTTGACTATTCCGCCTAATTCAAGTGTTGCTTATGGTATTGGTACGCAGATAAACATTATGCAACTTGGCGCTGGTCAGGTGACTATTACGGCAGGTGCAGGCGTAACGCTTAGGTCGAGTGGTAGCAAACTTAAAACTAAGGATCAGTATTCGGTTGCGACTTGCGCCAAGATTGCTTCTGATACTTGGGTGGTTGTCGGCAACTTGTCGGCATAAACAATGCAAATTTTGGCAGGTGTTGGTGCAGCAACGGAATTAGTTGTTAATTATCTTGTTGTTGCAGGTGGTGGTGGTGCGAGTGCTAGTCGTGGTGGTGGTGGCGGTGCAGGTGGTTTGCGAAGCACAGTTACGGCAACAGGTGGCGGCGGAAGTTTAGAAACCGCATTAACACTTACACCAAGTACAAATATAACGGTGACTGTTGGTGCTGGCGGAACTGGCGATATTTATCCAAGTACTGGCACAAATGGAAGCAATAGTGTGTTTTCAACAATTACTTCTACGGGCGGCGGCGCGTCGGGTGGTGGTAACGCACATCCGCCAAGTGTCGGTGGCTCGGGCGGTGGTACAGGTAATAACCAAATCTTTGCTGGTGCTGCAGGTACAGCAAATCAAGGTTTTGCAGGTGGCAACGATCAATCTATTAACGGTACAGGTGGTGGTGGTGGTGGTGCTGGCGCAGTCGGTGGAAACACTTCAGCAGGTACTGGTGGCACAGGTGGCGCAGGTGTAGCAACATCAATAACTGGTTCAAGTGTTACCTACGCAGGTGGTGGCGGTGGCTGTGGCAATACTACTTTCGGTCCAGGCGGTAGCGGTGGCGGTGGTGCAGGTTCAGATAATACATCAAACGGTAATAATGGAACAGTAAATCTTGGTGGTGGCGGTGGTGGCGGTGGCGTTCCTTCAAGTACTGGCGGCAACGGTGGTAGCGGTGTAGTTATTTTGTCGTATTCCGCAGATTTTACAATCAGCAATCCTGGTGGCGGTCTTACTTTGTCAACATCGACCAGCGGTGCAACAAAAATAACTACTGTCACCGCTGGCACAGGCAATGTGTCGTGGGCGGCGTAATGGCACACTACGCATTTTTAGACAGCAACAATGTCGTAACAGAAGTTATTGTTGGCATTGACGAAACAGAACTAATTGAGGGCATAGACCCTGAGGTTTGGTACGGCAATTTTCGTGGACAAGTTTGCAAACGCTGTTCATACAACAATCGGATACGCAAACAATTTTGCGGCGTCGGTTTTACCTACGATCATGTCGCTGACCAGTTCGTAGCACCGCAACCATTTGAGTCGTGGACACTAGACGAAAACAACGACTGGCAACCGCCAACACCAAAACCTGACGGCAACTATTATTGGAATGAGGACACACAAACATGGCAACCATTCGAGCAGCCATAGCATTACTGTTATTAGTGTCATGCACATCAACCAAAACAAACTACGATCTAAGCGAGGTATGCGAAAATGTTTCACCGGACAGATGCGAAATTAGAAAATGACCAACTACACACACGACTAATCGTCACGGTCGGCGTGATCATGGCAGTCACATTTAGCATTATGGTCATCGGTTTGCTATACGGCATGTTGTTCACAAACTTTCCAACAGAACTAGCACCGCTCGACTCAAAGATTGTTGACCTACTTAGCACGATTAGCGTGTTTTTGACAGGTGCGCTATCAGGTTTGGTGGCCACTAACGGCATCGCTAAGAAACCGATTGCACCGACAACACCGCCGACACCGTGACCAAACCGTACATAGTCACCAAACAGCCAGTCGCGACCAGCGCGCTGGCAGGCATGACCAAATGGGCGACACTCGCATGTCAACACTCTGACGGGTCGCTATGGAATAACGGCACTTGGGTGGTGCGTGATGTGCGTGAAAACCTGGCATCGTGTCAAATCATGCTCGCGGTCTTGCAACAGATTTGTCGTACCGTTGGCAGTCGCAAGCAAAGAAAGGTCGACAGGACGGCCGCAAAGTATCGCTGGCATACATTGTCAAGCTGCTTGAGCACGCTGACACACTTGGCATACAACTTGTCATCGATTACGCGTTGGCACGCAGTTGGAAATGTGATCGGGGCACATGGCAGGCTGGTAACTTTGAGTCTGGTGATTGGTGGCATGTGGAGATTGAGCCACGCCTAGCGCACGACCCAAACGCGGTAAAACTGGCATTTGACACGGTATTC